GGAGATAAAACATGCCTTTCCAAGTCAGTCCGGGCGTTAATGTAAGCGAGGTTGATCTTACAACGGTTGTGCCTGCAGTAAGTACCACAGAGGGTGCTACTGTTGGACATTTTCGTTGGGGTCCAGTTGATCAAAGAATTTTAGTTGATTCTGAAGATACTCTTGTAAACATATACAATAAGCCAAACTCAAACACAGCAACAGATTTTTTTACTGCTGCTAACTTCCTCTCATATGGTAATGCACTTTATGTCAACCGTGTAGTTAGTGGTGCAAATAATGCTACTACTGGTTCAGTTGGTGCTTATATTAAGAACGAGGATTATTATAACGAAACATATGGTACAGGTACTAGCACTCATGGAGATTGGGTGGCAAAATATCCTGGTGAATTAGGAAACTCACTTAAAGTTTCTGCCTGCCAAAATGCGAATGCATGGCAGTCAACAGTTTCAACATCATACTACGCAACACGAAACAGTCCAACTGTTACTCTTGCTGGTGATGGAACTGGTAGTTCTAACACAGAATCACAATTTGTAGTTGGTGATGTCATTTTACTTGGTCCAGACAAGCAACAACGTAAAGTTAAGACTTTGTCAGGTAACACAATTACACTGACATCCGATTATACAAGTAATACAGTTGCTAACTATACAATTGATATGACTCGACGTTGGGAGTTTTTCAATAATTTCACTGATGCTCCTACAACAACCACTTATGCAAATACTGTAAATTCGCAAGGTGATGCAATTCATGTTGCTGTTGTTGACGAAGATGGTCAGTTTACTGGTCAGTCAGGTGCAGTTCTTGAAGTATACGATAACGTTTCCGTGGCATCTGATGCTAAGACAGATCAAGGTGGCGGTAACTATTATAAAGATGTCATCAATCAGTCATCTCAGTATATCTGGTGGCGTGCTCATAACAGCAACCTAAGTAAAGCAGGTGTTCGTGCAGATCTTGGAACAAACTATCCAGGAAATGACTTGCCCCTAACAAACAGTATGGTAAAGGGTAAAGACGGTGCTAAACCTTCTTCTGCTCAAAAAATTACTGGTTGGAGTTTATTTAGAGACGCTGATCAAGTTAATGCTTCCTTTTTACTTGGTGGTGATGCTGATTCGACATTAGCAATTCATTTAATTACAAACGTTGCTGAAAGTAGAAAAGATTGTATTGCAGTTATCTCACCAGAGCGTGCTGATGTTGTCAACAACAATTCTTATGAAGGTAAAGAGCGTGATGATATTATTACTTATCGTGATACTCTACCAAGTTCTTCATACGCTGTTTTAGATTCTGGTTGGAAATATCAGTATGATAAGTATAACGATGTTTATCGATACGTTCCTTTAAATGCTGACACTGCTGGTTTAATGGTTCAAACTGACCTAACACGTGATCCATGGTATTCACCTGCTGGATTTAATCGTGGAAACGTCAGAAATGTTCTTAGACTTGCATACAATCCAACCAAAGCAGATCGAGATGAGCTTTACAAGAAGGGTGTAAACCCAGTTGTTACCTTCCCAGGACAAGGTACAATTCTGTTTGGTGACAAAACAATGCTTTCTAAGCCATCTGCGTTTGATCGCATTAATGTTCGTCGGTTGTTTATCGTACTTGAGAAAGCAATTAGCACTGCTGCTAAGTTTACTCTGTTCGAATTTAACGATGACTTTACACGAGCACAATTCCGCAATCTGGTTGAACCATTCTTGAGGGATGTTCAGGGACGTCGGGGCATTACAGATTTCCGTGTGGTTTGTGATAGCACAAACAATACTGGGGAAGTAATCGATCGAAACGAGTTTGTTGGTGACATTTATGTCAAACCAAATCGTTCTATCAACTTCATTCAGTTGAATTTTGTTGCTGTTCGATCTGGGGTTGAGTTCTCTGAAGTAGTTGGCCAATTTGGTTAATAAATAGATAAAAAGGAGAACATAAATGGCATTTAATGTAAACGATTTTAAAGGTGCGCTAGTTGGTGGTGGTGCTCGTAGTTCGCTGTTTTATGTCGAACTAACGACACCATTCGCCCAAACCTTACCAACCTCTCGTTTTATGGTAAAAGCAGCACAGATTCCTGCTGCAACACTGGGTCAGATCGATGTACCATACTTCGGTCGCCAGATTAAAGTTGCAGGTAACAGAACTTTTGCTGAGTGGACACCCACTATTATCAATGATGAGAGTTTTGAGATTCGTACTGCTATGGAAAATTGGTCCTCACGTATCAATGCTTACATTGGCAATACGAACACAACTGGTAGTGGTAATCCAGAAAACTACAAGTCTGATGCAACAGTTATTCAGTTTAGTCAAACTGGTAACGCAATCAAGTCTTATAAGTTTGTTGGATTGTTCCCAACTGAGGTTTCAACTATAGATCTTGCTTGGGATGCAGAAGGTATTCAGGAATTTACGACAACATTCGCGTATGATTATTGGGAGACAGATTCTGTATCCACATCATTCACACAAAGAATTGAAAGTTTCGTATCGAATGAAGTACAAACTGCTATCAATCGTGGTATTGCTGGCGTAACACTCGGTCAGTAAGACAGATAAAAGTGATTCGTTTGGGGTGGTATAAATACATCTATACCACCCTAAACTCTTTGACATAGGAAAATAAAAATGGCTCAACTCTTTGGGTTCACAATAGGCAAACCAAAAGAAGAGGAACAGAAACCTACTGTTCAATCTTTTGCTCCGCCACCTGCTGAAGATGGAATAATGACCGTCACTGAAGGTGGATTTTATGGCACTGCCATAGATCAAGACGGAACTACTAAAAACGAAACAACTCTTGTAACACGATACCGCACTATGGCGCAACAACCAGAGTGTGAGCGTGCTATTGACGACGTTGTCAACGAAGCGATTGTCTTTGATGAAGATGAACCGCCAGTTTCTGTTATTTTAGACAATGTAGAAATGCCAGAACAAATACGAGAAACGATGCGTGAGGAGTTTGATCACATACTTAATCTTCTACAGTTTAATAGTAAAGCATACGACATATTCCGTAACTGGTATGTTGATGGAAGATTATATTACCATTTGATGATCGATACTGCTAATCCTAGAACTGGTATTCAGGAGTTGCGTTATATCGACCCAAGAAAGATTAAAAAGGTTCGAAGCGAAAAGAAAAAATCGCAACCAAACGTACAACCTAATGGTCAGTTTATACCAAAAGAATATAATGAGTATTATATCTATTCAGAAAAGGGTGTATCGGCAGGCAATCAAGGTGTAAAGATAGCACCAGATTCTATTGCATACTGCCACTCAGGTATTCTAGACGAGAACAACAAACTAGTTCGGTCGCATTTACACAAAGCAATCAAACCTATGAATCAGTTGCGTATGCTTGAAGATGCTACGGTTATCTATCGACTAGCACGTGCACCTGAACGAAGAATATTCTACATCGATGTCGGTAATCTACCTAAAGCAAAGGCAGAACAATACTTGCGCGACATGATGGCAAAACATAAGAACAAACTTGTATACGATGCATCTACAGGAGATGTGAAAGACGATCGCAAGTTTATGACGATGCTTGAGGACTACTGGTTACCAAGACGTGAAGGTGGTCGTTCAACAGAGATTACTACACTTCCTGCTGGTCAAAACTTAGGTGAGTTGGATGATGTTCAGTATTTCCGTCGCAAGTTATACGAAGCATTGAATGTGCCAACAGCACGTTTAGAATCAGACGGACAGTTTAATCTAGGACGAGCTTCTGAAATTACTCGTGATGAGTTGAAGTTCTCTAAGTTTGTAACTCGACTAAGACTTAGGTTTACCGATCTGTTCAACATTATGCTTGAGAAACAGTTACTCTTAAAGGGTATTGTTACAAAGGCAGAATGGAAAGAAATAAAAGGTCAAATACATTACGACTTCCAAGAAGATAATCACTTCGCTGAACTAAAGAATTCTGAAATTATGCGAGAGCGTTTAGGGTTGTTGGGTGAGATTGATGCTTATGTTGGCAAGTATTACTCAGTTGAGTGGGTTCGTAAGAATGTCTTACAACAAACCGAAGAAGAAATAGAAGAAGTCGATCTTCAAATTGAATCAGAAAAAGAAATTAATGATGAAGATATTGAAGATAACGACGAATTTGTATAAATATAAATATTAAGGAGTAAATATGAGCGAATATAATGCAAAAGATGTCGTCAAAATGGCGGCAGATGGAAGTGCTTCTGATTTTAAAGATGCTGTTGGATCAATGCTCATGAATAAAATACAAGATGCGGTAGGAATGAAGAAAGCTGAAGTTGCTGCATCATTTATGTCTGAACCAGAGGTCGAACCTGAAGTTGAGGTTGAGACACAATCAGAGGACGAAGAAGATGTCAATTAAAACATTTAAAGAATTTGTTACAGAAGATTCACCTGCTAGCGATTACGTTGCACCTGAGCAGTTAAAGGGTGACGATGAAGCGAAAGAACTTAAACCACAATCAAAAGGCGAACAAGAATTTGTAAAACAACATAAGATTGAAGTTACAAAGCATCCTGTTGCTGGTGAGCATATGTTCAATGGATCA